GGCCAGCAGCTGGCGGCCGATGTCGGCCATGTAGGAGAGCTCGTCGCGGACGATGCCGATGTAGCGGCCGAGCTGGGTCATGCCGCAGCTCCCTTCTTGCTGGTGCTCTGGTCGCCGCTCTCGGGGACGGTCTGGGCGGCGGGCTCGGCCGTGGCGGGCTCGTGGGCCTCGGTCGGGGCCTGTGCGGTGTCCTGCGGGACGGGGGCAGGCTCGACCGCGTAGCCGGAGGCGCGGAAGTAGGCCAGCTCGGCCGCGTGCTCGGCCTCGTCGGCCAGGGCGCGGCCGGCGGTGAAGTGCACGCTGCCGACGTCGCCCGTGAACTCCCGTACCGGGGAGCTGATCTGGAACGTTGTCACTGGACCTTCACCCCTCGCAGGACCGCGCTCGCCCGGGTGTTCTTCAGCACCATGGCGACCGGTCCGAACTCGACCTCGCCGGACTTCACGGCACCGGAGATGGAGTAGTCCGGCATCCAGGTCTGAACCAGCGGCACCCCGGCCGCGGCCGCGCCGTGGAAGCTGTCCAGGCCGAACGTCACGGCGAACAGGTCGGTCGTGCCGGTGCCGCTGATCGGGATGATCGGCGAGGCGCCGTCCATGCGGTCACCGATGTCGACCAGGACCCAGTCGCCGTAGGTCTGGATCTGCCGCCCGAGGTCGTCCTTGGACTCGGTGTACATCGCCGCCCACCGGGCCAGGGCCCTGATCCGGGCGATGGACTTGGTGTTGCCGAGGATGGCCTTGGTGCCGACCGGCAGCGCGCCCGGGGTGCCCTGGTCGCCGCCGCCGGTGTGCGAGGGGACGATCTGGGAGAGCCAGTCGTCCAGCTCGTCCAGGCGGGTGTTGGCGATGGCCTGGGAGTTGACGGTGCCCGGGGACCAGTCCGCCGTGCCGGCCATGTAGCCGGCCTGCTTCTCGGTGGACGTGCCCACCAGGCCCTTCGACAGGCCGTCGAAGCCGTTCGGGTCGATCGCGGAGTCCCCGAGGATGATCTGCTGCTGCACGAGGGTGCGGGTCGCGGTGAGGACCTGCTGCAGCTGGAACTGGATCTCGTTCGTGGCGGCCGGACCGAGGTTGGCCAGCACACGGTCGATCGTAAACGCCCCGCCCAGAGGCTTGAGGTTCACGAACTGCTGCTGCCGGACGGCCTGGCCGGGCGTGTACTCGGTGTTGAACGCACGGAACGCGGCCGGCGCGGCCTGGGTCAGCCGCGTGTAGCCATAGGTCAGTGACGCGCCACCGGTCCCCGGGGTGACCGTGTCGTCCCAGACGATCTGGTCGAGCAGCCAGGAGTACCGGCGAAGGTTGTCGATGACGGCGTAGTCGATGTCCGACTGGGTGTTGATCTGCGCCTGGGCGAGAGTGACGGGCATGGGCTCCTCCGGCCGGTGTTAGCTGCCGGCCTGGTAGTGGCCGCGGATCGCGGCGGACAGGGAAGTCGAACGGGACGTGGGCGCCTTGCCCGGACCACCGGGCAGCTCGGCGCCACTGCGCGGGGCACCCGCCTGGGGCGCCGAACCGAGCTTCGGGTTGGCCTTGACGGCGTCGGTGACGGCCTTCGTGACGGCCGTCAGATCGCCCGGGTCGACGTCGCCCAGCGACGCCAGGAACGCCCGGGAGTCGAGCAGCGCGGCCGGATCAGCCCCAGCGGCACCCGCGGCCTTGTGCACCGCGAGCTCCAGGCGCGCGGTGCGGTGCTCGGCCTGCGCCTCGGTCAGCTGCTTGGTGAGCTTGGCAGGGTCGGCCGCTTCACCGTCCTTGATCAGGCCGAGGGCCTTGCCGAGCTCCTGCACCAGGCTGGAGCGGGCCTCGTCGGCCGCGGTCTGCTTGGCGTTCGTCCGGGACTTCGCCGCCTCGGCGCGAGCAGCCTCCAGCTGCTTCTCCAGGCGGGCGATGGTCGCGGCCGAGTCCTCCCCGGACGGGGCTGGAGGCGCGGGCGGGGTGGGAGCCGGCGGCGTGGCCGGGGGCTGGCCTTCGGCCGGCGGGGTGCCCTCGCCTTCGCCGCTGCCGCCCGCGATCGGCAGGATCGGCCGGCCGTCACGCCGGTAGCCGAGGACCGTGCCGGCCGCGTACGTAGCGATGGGATGCTGGAAAGGAGTGAACATCGAACCTCCTGGGGCGGGTCATGACCGGCCCCTGGCGGGCCGGTGGGACCGTCAGTGCATGGCGACTGCGGATGAATTGATTGAGCAGATCAATCGGACTAAGACCTGGGCCGATCAGCAAAAGAATGACTTCAAGATGAAGGCAACGCAGCATGGCGACCGAGGCGCAAACATGCTGACGGCCGCTATCGCCTATGAAGCTATTTCAAACACGTTGTCACAACTCTTGGCGGCCCTCGATCAAAGCTGACAGCGGATCTCCACCCAGGGATTCCGTATCCTCAGAGCGTGTCAGTCCTCGTCCGGGCGCGGTGCGGCTTGTGCGTAGCCGCGAACCCATGCGGTGCGGAGGATGCTGCCTCGTGGGTGTGGGCAGGCGGTCACGGGCTGTCCGTCAATGGCGGCCTGGTGGCCAGCGTTGAGGGCCTGGACGGCTTCCTCGCGGAATCCCATGGCCTTCTCCTCAGAATCGATTCTGGGCGTCGCCCTTGGCCTTGCGCGCAGTGTCTGCGGCGGCCGACCGAATGCCGGTCAACTGCTCACTGTACTCTGCAAATGTCAAGCGCGGAGCCACTTCTGACCAATATCGCTTGAGTTCCTCGCTCGCCCGCGCATACGCCACGTGGGACGGCCCGGAGAACAGGCTGAGGACGTCGACGCCGTCGCGTTCAGCCTTCTTTGTGAGCAGGTAGCCGAGGCACCATTCCTCGGCGTCGAGCCACTGTGCGTAGACGTGTTCGGCGTACATCTCGCGGACCTGCTCGCGGGTGTACGCGCCCTTGTTGGCGAGCTCGGCGGCCTCTCGGTCCGCAAGCCACCGCGCGGCCTTGTCGAGAGGCTGCTCGGGCTCGTCGGCGGCGAGGTATACCCAATCGCCGACCGGCGCCATCGGGGCGAGGGCGGCGTCCAGCGCGGCCCTGTCGGCGAGTTGGCCGGCCACAGTGGCGGCGCCTTGCGTGGTCGGCACGGCGACGGGGTAGCGGCGGTCGAGCTCGGCGGCGATCCGCTCGGCCCCGGCCGGGTCGGCGTACCGCACGGCCCACCCGAGGGTGTCCTCGTCCAGGCCGGTGAGGTCCTCGGCGAGGTGCCCGCCAGGGAAGACTCTGGCGAGGAGTTCGCGGCGGTCCGCCTCGGCGGCGATCGCGGCGAGGTCCTCGCCGGTCGCGTGCCGGGCCCGCTCGCCGAGCTGCTGGTCAGACACCCCGATCAGGTCGCGGCGGGCGCCGGGCAGCGCGGCGTCGGTATCGCGCCGGTCCATCTCCGCCGCCACCTTGAGCGCCTCGGAGGGCGTCAGGTGCGGGAGCGCGCGGCCGAGTTGCTCGTCGTTGAACCCGGTCAAGTCGCCGAGCCGGCCATCAGGACGGATGCGGTCCAGGAGCTCGGCGAGGTCCCGGCGGTCGGCCTCGGCCTTGACCTTGGCGAGGTCCTCGGCGTTGAGGGTGCCGGAGTGGATGGCGGCGCCGAGCTCGGTGTCGGTCATCCGGCGGAGCGTCTCGTCGCCGACCCGGACCCGGGCGGCTTCCAGCGGCTCGGGCGGGCGGATCTTGCCGGTGACGATCTGCTCCCGGTACGGCAGTCGCTTGAGCTGCTTGTCGGCGACCAGCTCGCGCAGGAGCTTCTGGTAGTTCCGCACGCGGGCCTGGGCGCGGCTCTGGGCGTCGTCGTCGAGCGCGACCGCGGCGCGGCGCTTCCATAGGCGGATCTGCCGCTCGTAGTAGCGCTGCTGCTGGGTGTCCTCGTAGGTGGCGCCGCCGGGGTGCAGAGGGACGGTGGGTCGGATGGTCAGGCCAGGCAGGTAGGCGCTGACGCTGTGCCGGCAGTTCGGGTGGAACAGGCCAGCCGCGCGGGCCTCGGGCAGCGATCCGGCGACGCGGACGACCACCATGCGGCCGTCCTGGGTGGCGTGCTCCAGGTGCAGGGTGTGCGGCCCGGCCTGCCCGTTGATCGTGAGGATCTCGCCCTCCCACGGGCGGCAAAGCGGGCACTCCAACGGGGAGTCGGAGACCATGACGAGCTGTTCCCCGATCGCCTCCAAGCGGTCGAGGTGGCCCTGGATCGCCGCGCGGCCGGTCACCGAGCGCATGGCCATCTCGGCGTACGAGGCCATGTCCCACGAGCGGCCGGCCTTGTCGACGAACCCGGTGACCCCGCCGGTGGCGAACTGGTCGAGGGCCCGCTGGGTGGCCTGCTGGCGGGTGAGGGCACCGAGCAGGACCGTGCTGGACACGCGCTGCACGATGGCCTGGTAGGCGTCCGGGATGGCCCGCAGAATGCGGCGGTAGATCGGCCGGGTGTCGTCGACGGCGGCGTTGGCGAGTCGGTCGACGGACCGGGCGCCCGGGAGCGCCTCGTCGGCGGCGGCGCGGACGCCCTCGGCGAGCATGCCGAGCTCGGCGACAGCGGCCTGCTGGCCCCGCCCGTACGCCTGCTGAACCGCAGATCGGATCGCCCCGTCGGCGTCGTCCTCCAGGGCGTTGACGACCTCGCCGATCCCGGTCCGGAGGTTCCCGAGCGCGCGGAGCTTGAGCTCGACCCACCGCGGGGCGTCGATGCCGGCGGCCAGCGATCGGGCGAGGATCTCGAGCAGGCTGGTCTCGGCGTCCTGGTAGAGCGCGCCGATTGAGCGGGCGAGGTCCTCGCCGTCCGCTGGAGAAACCGGCACCGCGTCTCACCGCCTCACATGGGGACGTTGGGCGGCACCGGCGGCCCGATGGGCGCGGGCATCCCGGGGAGCTGTTGCGGGGTGGGCGGGACGATGTCCTCGGTGCCCGGACCGGCTGGCGGGTACTCGGCACCGAGCTGGGTCGGGTCCGCGACGGAGCGGCCGGACTCTCCTTGGATCAGCGCGACTTCCTCCTGGACCTTGTCGTCGTCCCAGTCGGGGTGGATCATCTCGACGATCACCTGGGTGGAGGCGGCCTCGGCCTGGCGGAGCAGGTTGGCGGTGGTGGCCATGGTCTGCGGGTCCTCGCTGATGGAGTCCTGGAACTCCACGTCGGGGCGTTCGACGTCCACGCCGGAGCGGAACAGGGGGCCGGCCTCGATGGCGAGGAGGGCCTCGACGATGTCGGCGATGGCCGGGCGCCAGGCGAGGGCCTTGCGGGCGCGGGTGGCCATGGAGCGGCGCTCGCGGGAGCGGATCTCGGTGGCGGTGATCGCCTGCCCTTCCGCGACGGAGCCGAACGTCGCCGCGCTGTAGCCGGCCTGACGGACGATCGTCTCGGTCAGCTCGGCGCAGGTGCGGGAGTGCTCCTCGACGCGGATCGCGAACTGCACGACCTCGAGGGACATTTCGCCGTTGGCGCGCTGGAGGATGTTCAGCGGGGTGTAGATCTGCCGGTCCGCATCCCAGCGGGTGCCCTTGCCGGGGCCGTTGGACTCCAGCATGGACTCCGGGACGATGATCCGGCCGGCGCCGTTGCGGATGTCCCGCATCCACGAGGAGTAGGTCTCGTCGAGGGAGTCCATGAGCTGCTCGACGCCCTGGTAGTCGGACTGTCCCCACCCGGCGGCGCCCGGGAGGTGTCTCCAGGCGCGGGCGGGGCGCATGTTGGGCACGTAGGCGGCGGTGAGGTTGTTCGGGGCGCCGGTCTGGATGACGCCTTCGGGGACGGTCTGGGCGATCGGCTGAGTGGCGGCAAGGGAGTTCATCGGGACCTGGGTGCCGAGCCG